TATTTAATATTATTTTTTCTATTCCCATCAAATGTAATATTTTTAATATAAATATTTTCTGCTCTATTAGATACCGAACTTAATGTTTTTATCATGCTATCAATATCCCCTTGTATATTATTTTTAAGTTTAATGATTGTATTATTTTTTCCAGCTCCTATTATTGTTGTATTACTTGGTATTGTGATACCTGAAGATATTAAATACACACCCGAAGGAATTTCAATAGTTTTACCTTGTAATTGATTTACAGCTAATTGGAATTTTTCTGTATTATCTGCTACCCCATCTCCTATGACTCCGTAATCTGTAATTTTATTATAGTAGTACGTGGTTATATTTTCCATTGTATAAGGTTTTCTGTATATAAATACATAGTATATAATACTAATACATAATAATACAATTATAACATTTTTCATTTATTTAATTAATAAATAAATTAAAAATGTGTTATAGTTTTAAAACTTCTATATTATCTTATACGTTAGCTATTATATCAGTTGTGTACGCTTTTTACACGAGACAACCTGTTTTAGGTATGTTAATATTATTTTATTCTCAAATGCAACTTTCAGAAGCTTTTATATGGAAAGGTATAGATGATAATAATATAGGATTAAATAAGTTTGGTACATCTCTTGGAAAATATAGTTTACCAACACATAATATAGCAATAGGTATTGGAATAATTATCTATATAGTACTTTATAAAAAAGAAAAATTAAATATCAAAGATTACATTCCTCTTTTAATAGGAATTTTATTTTATTTATATGTAGTGTTATTTTGGTATAACATACAAAATAACCCAATTACAAAACCTTCTAATCCTTTTTGTAAAGATAAAAGTTGTCAAAATAATGATAACCGATTAGTTTGGCCATATAGACAAGAATGGTATATTATAAGTTTTTTTATAAGTATAATACTATGTTTTATATATATTAAACCTTTTAAATCTGCGATGTTTATTAATAGTGTATTTTTAATTACGTTTATACTGTCTTTTTATATATCTAAAAAAGGTTCAAGTAGTGTTTGGTGTTTTTCGGCAGCTATTTTAGCACCATTATTAGTATTTGTAAATTCACGTATAATTTTATAAGTAATATTTTAAGTTTATTGTATTCTTGACACGGTATTCATATCTGTTTCTTCTGTTTCTAATATTATTGGTATATTATATTTTTTACATTTTTCTAATAAATATTTTAACGAACTATCATCGTGCTTCCAAATATAACCTTGTTTTAAAAGTTCATGTCTATCTTTTTTCGATTTAAATTTTTCTTTACTATCGTTAAGATGTACAAGAGATAAATTTTTTATACCTATAATATTATCAAAGTCGATAAACATTTTTTCGACTTCTTCTATTTTTGATAAATCATATAATCCATAAGCATATGTATGACAAGTATCAATACATATACCTATGAATTGTTTTTTATCATTATCTACATTATCTATAATAGTTTTTAATTCTTCAAAAGTGGTTGCTAATGTATTTCCTTGACCTGCTGAATTTTCTAGTATCAACTTTGAGTTTTCGCTGAAATTTATTTTATTTATACTTTTAGATATAGCTACTAAACCTTTATTTCTATTTGGAAAACTTCCAGGATGAATAACAACGCCATTACTACTTCTATCAAAATTACTTATAACAGAAAGTTCGTATTCTAAAGATTTTAATATATAAGTTGTTTTAGCATCTTGTGACGAATTTTCATTCCAAGCTAAAGTATCTTTAGAACCAGCTAAATTAGCCACATATGGGAAATGTGTAAATATATGAGTTGGATAATTATGTAAAAGTTTTTTCGTTTTTTCAATATCTTCCAAAGATATTTTAGCCCTATTAAATCCATAAGGATTACCCATAAAAAATTGCGTACTATACATACCTTTTGATATACTATAGTTGACGGTATCATATATTTGCCCCGAAAAGCGTGTATGAGTTCCGATATCATAGTTGACATATTGAATAGACATTTTTAAATTTTTAGACTTATTATTATAAAAATCAATTTTTAGAAATATGTATAAAGCTTTCATCGTACAGTTCTTTGATTTTTTCATATAATTCATTATAAAGTTTTATATGAAGTTCTTTTTTCATATCTTCATATAGTTCTTTTTTCATATCTTCATATAGTTCTTTTTTCATATCTTCATATAGTTCTTTTTTCATATCTTCATATAGTTCTTTTTTCATATCTTCATATAGTTCTTTTTTAATTTGTTCCTTTAGTTTCATATTATATGTCATTGTCGTGAATGACATACTATTAAATCCAATAGGAAATTTTAAAATTTCCTTTTCTTCAGACATCTTTTCTCTTTATCTACATTTCTAAAAATTCATTTTAATATTAGAAAAATATTAAAATAAAAAATGGAAAACATAATACTAAATACAATTGATACTTTTATAGAAAAAATATGTTTGAAATATGGTTTAGAAAAGCATGAATTAAATGAAATATGGGAAAAAGGTAAATTCAAACAATTTAGTCATCTTACTATTGAAATAACAAAAAAACTTACAAAAAACGAGAAAAAAATGTTTGGTATTTTTATAACTCCCAAAGTTATAATAGACAGACTTAATAAAAGTGTGATAAAACATTTAGGAACTAATATTTCTAAAATCAAAAATATACTAGAACCTTCTTGCGGAACTTGTGAAATTGTCAGATACTGTGATGCCATATATACAAATGTGGATATAGATGCTATTGAATACAATAAAAAAATTTACGATGCTATTAAACAGTTAAAATTCAAAAATAGAGTATCTATAATCAACACAGATTTCACACGATATATTTGTGATACAAAGTATGATTTAATCATTGGTAATCCGCCATATTTTGTTTTAAAAAAATCAGAAGTTCCAGATGAGTATGAAAAATTTATATATGGTAGACCAAATATATTTGGTCTTTTTATCGTCCATTCTCTGTCTTTGTTAAAAGTTGGTGGTATATTAGCTTTTGTAGTTCCAAAAAGTTTCTTAAATTCACTTTATTATTCTAAAATAAGAAACTTAATAAAAGATACTTGTAAAATCGTAAAAATCGAAGATTACAGCAAATTAAATGATTTTATTGATACAGAACAATCGACGTTTGGTTTGATAATTCAAAAAAATATTTTCATAGGTGATTGTCAATATTCAATGTTATTGAATAATAACTACATATTTACAGACAACTCAAATGAATTAAAAAAATTATTCGAACGTTCAACTACTTTAGAAAAAATGAAATTAAAAGTAAGAACTGGACAAATAGTATGGAATAAATATAAAGAAAAATTAACCAGTAATGAAAATAGTACTATACTCGTTTATAATTCAAACATAACAAAAGATAATAAATTTATTATAAAAGAATTTAAAAATGATGAAAAAGAACAGTATATTAACATAGACGGTAGGTCTGAACCTGTTTTAGTTGTAAATAGAGGTAATGGAAATAGTACATATAAATTGAATTATGCTTTGATAGAAAAAGGACCTTTCGTTATAGAAAACCATTTAAATGAAATATATTCTCCAAAACAGATTGAAAAAGATGATTTGTTAAACATATATAATAAAATTATGGTTAGTTTTAAAAATCCAAAAACAGAAAAATTTATAGAATTATTTTTAGGAAATAACGGTTTATCTAAAACTGAATTAGAAACTATTTTTCCCATTTATGATATTTGAAAAAATGGTAAAGAGATTCCGTTACCATTTTTCCATCTTAGTAAAATTTTTAATTTTTTATTAGATAAAGTAATTTAAATAATAATATTGTTCAAAATTTTGGGAAAGATATTGACTTGGTTTTACAGGTGATACGAACTAAGAGATTGTTTTAATTAATTTTTTTCTATATCGAAAAAATTTATATATCGAAATCGTAGTTAAAATTTCTACCTGCTTTATGTTGAATTTTATATGTAGAATACAAAGAGCATATTTCTTTCATTCTATTGTCAAATGAATTCTTAATCTGATACCAGCGTTCCCCTGTTTAAAATAATTATTATCAATATAAGGCGTCTTTTCAATAATTTTTTCTCTAAGTTTATTATGAGTATCGTTAAATCAACGATTTTTATAACATATATCAAATATTTTGATACTAGAAATTGAAACAGCGTTGTTTGGTGATATGATATAGTCTATTTTCTGTTTATTTTTCTATAATTCATTTTTTTCTATAAAATCAACTATATTCTATAACTTGTTCTATACTTGATATTTTTTATTTTAATATTTTTCTAATATTAAAAATCAATTTAATCTATATTTTTATATTATCGATACTATTAATCAAATGTCTTATATCTATATCTATATCATTTTTTACTTTATCATTTAACAACCCTCCTACTACTCTTGATAATTCAGTAAAACTTTTTTCACTAGTTTCATATAAAACACAAGCATTACAACCTATGTTTCTGCCGATTTTAACAGATTTTTCATTGGTTCCTAAATATACAAATTTCCAACCATAAGCTTTTGTTAAATTTATCTGCAACAAAACATGTTCTTCGTGTGTTTTTTTACTATAATTATCAACACCGTCTGTTAAAATAATAACTATAGGAGGATTACTTAAATTTTTATCATAAAATTTTTTTAAAGTATTTATAATAGCTATAAAATTATCGTAAAAAGCAGTACATCCAGAAGGATTTAATTTTTTAATATTAATAGGTTCTACCGAATTTATATTCGCATTTACATATATGTAATCGATACTATTGTTAAATGTAATTAATGATAAAGAAGTATTTGGGTTAATATTTTTTTGAAAATTAATAATACCATTTATTGCTTCTATATATTGTTTGGCATAACCATATGTCGAAATTGAATTATCAATTATAAATATAATATTTTGTTGTGACATTTTTATATTTATAATATATTTTTAACTAATATTTATTTATACATAAAAAAGCAGTATATATACAGAATGATTTTAGTTTCTGTATATATACTGCTTTTTAATTAAAATTAATTAATTTATCAATATCTATAGCTAAATCACATAAACCTGTTCCTATACGAGCTCTTTTACCACATATAATTGAAGCGCTAACACCTTCGGTTGGCTCTTCTTGACCAAAAACACCAGCTTTCATAAAGTTATCCAAAGTTTCTTCAAATGATGCTTTACCAAAAGGTCCTGTGTCTTCTGTTCTCATAGTATATCGCGATATAGATGATATAGTTCCTTTGAATGTCATTTTATCAACTAATAACATAACATGACAAATATTAATACCTTCCATAATCTGTGAAAATTCATCAATCATAAATTGTCTTACAGCTTCAATACCAAGAGTATTATATATATCCCAAACATTATTCGAAATAGTTCTCGTAAAATCAACAAGAGGATGCGATAAAACCATTTTATATCTTTTTGTTGATTCTATAAACTTTTCTTTTGAATTTTTATATAGTATAGGTTCATCTATTTTACCTCTTGAATTTTCAGTTTCTATTATCCATTCTTTTCCTTCTTGTAAAAAAAACATATTTAAAATACCTGGTATTCCACATACTATTATATTTTCAATTAAGGGTTGAACTACTTCTTCTAAATATATTTCATTAAAATTTTCCTTAGTTACAAATAATAATTTTTCTTCTGTAAACTCAATATTTTCTAAAGATGGATAAATATCTATAATACCAAAAGAATCTGGAGAAAATACACAATATGCATCTAAATAGTATCCTTCTATAACATCACAAATATGTTTTAATGTTAATTTGTATTCATAAAGAATATTCATATCAATCTCTAAAGACAGACAGATGTTTTTGTTATCATTTTTTTCATTATTATTTCCACAATACAATATATCGTATATATCATACCAACATTGTCTTTCTCTATCTAAACATACACATATATTTTTACATAATTTTTTCACTGTAAGTTGAACTATACTATGAGAAACCGCATTTCTCAATTCTGAAACATTTTCATTGTTATGTTTAAAATATATCCAATATGTTGGATCTTTTGGTTTACTTGTTGCATTTAAAAGTTCTCCAAATTTTGATGTAACAGGTTGTTTATCAGAAGAACCAGCCTTATGAAAAGTATTTAAGTTAGATTGTGTTTGTTTTTCACCAATACTTTGAGCTGTTATAATACCTACGGTTTCACCAGGTTGTATTATACTATTAATATACATATCAAATATATTTTTCTTAAGTTCATCTATAAGAGAAGGATATATTTCAATAACTTCTAGCTGCTTTTTAATTTCTTTACATAGATTATTGACTACTGATTTAGCTGTTCTCTTTGGAATATAAGGATTTAACTTGAATTCTGAAAGTATATTTTGAATTTCAGTTTCAGATAATTTTCTTTTAGACATTTTGAATACTTAGAATAAGTTTAATAAAAAAATCATTTTTTATTATTAATAAAAATATATTTTATACAATTTTTTTATGGAATCAACTTCTATATATCCAAATATACTAATATTTTCTTTTTTTGTTATATGAGATTCGTATCCATTTACTTGGTAATTAGCTTCTATTTTTAAATTATCTAATTTTTCGGTATATTTTTTCCAGTTTTCACATTCATTTCGAATTATAGAACTTTCAGTATTATCTATAATTTTACCAGTTATATTAAATAAACACAATAATATAACATATGAAGAATTAATTCTTTCACCAACTTGTAAACTTTGAAGAATGTTTGAATGTGTAAAAAAACTATGATTAAAAAATCCCTCTTTCAAAATATTTTCAAAATTTTCATAAGATGTGGCATGATATCCTATTAATGGTATTTTTGTATTTTTTGACCATTTTTTAGCTTTACAATAAGGTAAAATTATATTCCATTCTACTTTATTTCTTGTATATTTAGAGCAAATATTTTTTATTAATCTATTTATATAACGCGGAATTCTTTTAGCGATTATATGTAATTTATACCATTCATCTGGGATAGTTTTAAACTGTTTTAATATTTCATTTTTTTCGTATCCTTGTAAATTATTAATCTCATTTTTTATATTTTCTTTTTCTTTTTCTATATGGTTTAAATTTATTATAGGTTTATAATTAGCTTGTAACATTTTATTTATATTATAAATTTTATTTTAAAAATAAAATGAAACTCCATAAAAAATGTACAAAAGTTATTCAGAATTAGGAAATGAACCAGAAAAAAATAGAGACCTCTACGATGTTATAGATATATCTAGTAAAGAACATAAAGAACAATTAATAGTTCAAAATAAATTATTATGTGTTGATGTTTATGCTGACTGGTGTGGACCTTGTAAACTTACAAGTTCCGATTATTCTGTTTTAGCAAAACAATACAACGAACAAGGAAATGTTATGTTAGTAAAAGAAAAATATGATTTAAAATTATCTAAAAATGTATCTGGATTACCAACATACTATTTTATACTGAACGGAAGTATAGTTGATAGTGTTGTAGGAGCAAATTTAGAAGAAGTTGAAAGTAAACTTAAAAAACATATATCAACAATTCAAAATACACCAATTTCAGGTCCTTCTAGTTTTAATAGAAGTAGTATAAGAAATTATAGACAAAATTATTAATAGTTCATAATAAATAATAAAAATTATATTTAGTGAAAATAAATGTATAATTTCAAGACATCACATAATTTTGATAAGCGTAAAAGCGAATCTTCTAGAATAATGAAAAAATATCCTGATAAATTACCTGTTATAGTTGAAAAAATGAATAAAAGTGATGTACCTTTAATAGATAAGAATAAGTATCTCGTTCCTAGGGATATCACAATTGGGCAGTTTTTATACGTTATTAGAAAAAGAATAGTTTTATCACCTGAAAAAGCTTTATATATATTTATCAAAAACAAATTACCTCCTACAAGTGCTAATATATCTCAAATATACGAATCTTATAAAGACAACGATGGATTTTTATATATATTATATGCAGGTGAAACAACTTTCGGATAAATTCATTTTTTTCAAATATTTTTATTTGAAAAAGTTATAATTTTATAATTTCATCTCTTTTAAAGATTTTTCTTTCCCCACAAGATAATTCAAATATTATTTTATCTTTATTCCAAAAAGAAGGTTTAAATTCATTATTATGCCAGTTTTCATTAGGACCTAAATACGGTATAATTTCATCCGAAATATCGTTATTATTTTCGTCTAATATTAATAATATAGAATTTGGACCTTTTTTATGTTTTACTAAAAGTTTATAAAGTTTACCGTTTATTATATAAGATATAACAACTGTTTTTTTATCTATATTTTCTATTGTGTTATTAGACCATTGTAAAAAATTCATCCAGTACATTTTTAAAATCATAGACACACTAACATATAAAATCATTCCTATAGTTTTATATTGAGTCGATACTAATTTGTTTAATTGTCTAAATTGTGTATATTTTTCTACAACTTTATTTTTAGTTATAGAAAAAGCATCTATTTTATAGAATATGTATAATAATGGTAATGTTAAAAAATACAACATTTTTATTAAAAAAGTATATCTATAAATATATATTATCGTAGTCATTTTCATTTTGTGTATTTTTTTGTGTTATATACTTATTGTTAATATATGTACTCGTTAAACAATTTGCTGTTATTATAGTTACAACAAAAGATATCTGAGACATAAAACCCATAAGTATAAATATAACATCTATTTCACTATATATATTGAAAAAATTTATAATACACAACGATAACCATTTTGGATATTCCATAGTTTTTGTTTTATGATCCTGAACACTATTTATTATCCAAGCATATACAACCGCGTTTACCCAATTATTAATTATTTGATGTATGAATATTAAAATATGTATAAGATAAAATGTAGTTTGAGATGTTATTTCTTTATTAAAAAACTTGATAGGCGGACCCCAGGAAAAAAAATTACTGTCCTTATAAAAATCAGAAGAATATAATATAGCTATTATTAATATAACATAAACATAAGCCACTGATATTGTTATTAACGGAGATGTTGTCTTTGAAAAATGTGTCATTTTTTGTTTAAATATTTTTTAAACAAAAAATCAATTTAAAATATATATTATAAATATGTCTGAAGAAAAAAGTCAAATAACTATTGGAAATCTTGAAAGTAATACCATTCTTATGTTATATTTATTATCTAAATATAATGATGAAAATTGTATTTTTTTTCCTATGGAAGTAAACGCTAAATTTTTGATAAAAAAAGAATATTTTTATTTAAACAATATATTATGGTCATGCTCCGAACAACTAACAAAAGACAAATCGAAATATCATTTAACATGTGATTTTACTTATCCATATGGTACAGATTTTTTTTCTGAAATTTATAATATATGTCCATATGAGAATATATTTGTTTTGCCTTTATTGCTTATGTTTATATCACGAGAAGGTAAACATCTATATCATGCTAATATGTTAATTTACAATAAAAAACTAAATGTATTAGAAAGGTTTGAACCCCATGGAAAATCATCGATAACTATACAAAAACTATATAATGAAAAAAAACTAAATGAGGAACTAAATCTATTTGCTAAAAATTTAGGAGGTGAAAATTGCAGATATGTATCTCCTATGAATTATTGTCCTGATTTAGGTATACAAAGACTTATCGAAAGAGAAGATACTGATCTTATTAATTTATGTTCTATATGGACATTTATATATACAGATTATAGATTAAAGTATCCTGAAAAAACTAGAGAAGAAATTATAGACGAACTTGTACATATAGAAAAACGAGAAGATATAAAAACATTAGCTAGAAAAATTATTTCACAGATAAAAACAATTTATGATAAATTATTACAAACAAAAACCAATCAAGAAATAGTTGATTTAATCAGAGAACTAGAGTTTTAAACGTCAAAGTTGTATTTATAAAATACATTCTTTATATCTTGTTTAAAAATACCAAATCTTAATATTCTTTCAATATGATACAAATATTGAATAATGTTTCTGTATTCTTCCTTTTCTGTAAGAGGAATGTATAACATTATAATGTTGTTTACAACTTGGTTCATATACATAAATATGTGTGTTAAACCATTAAGATTTGTATCCGATGTATCGATTTTGCAGTCTGAAAATTCTTTTTTAATAATATCATTGTACTTATCGTAAAATTGAAGTATATAACTAGAAAACAGTAGGTTGTCAATTACGCTTGTCATTTTTCCATTATCAGCAGATTCGGCAACCATATCACCGTCATTCGAAACATCTTCAACGAATATGGGTGTTGAATATAACATTCGTGACAAAGACTCTATTTGCGTATGGCAATTATCGGGATCAGTTTCGTGATAATTAGTTGTATAACAATCTCTTTTATTAGATATATAAATCTCATCATCGACAAAATTTATATTTTTCCTAGTTTCGTATAAATTAACCAAGTTAAAATAAATATTTTTCAAAAATATTACTAATGAATAAATTATATTATTTTTTAATTTTGGATTAGTAATATTTTCTCTTAAAAATCTATATTTAAATGCGTTACAAAATCTATCTTTATAGCAATTTCTTATCCATTCTCGATTGTTGTAATCATAACATATGTTTACTTCTAATATTTTTAAATCTTTATCTATGTTTATAGGTTCAAGTAAAGGTATACCGTTTTTTTGTAAATCATTAATTAATGGACTAAAACTAAGATACAGTATTTTACTTGAAGACTGATTTGGATTTGTATATTCAAAATCTTTTATAATAATTTGCTCTAAATTATTATTAACACAATTTTTGGTGTATCTTACTATTGGGTTATATAAATTATATTGGTTATCATTATTAAAATCAAAATACGGCAAGTTTGTACATTTATCACTGTTTTCTAATATTTGTTTTCGTTCTCTATCCTTATGCTCTTTACCTTTACGAAGTTGTAATTTTGTCATTATATCTATATCATGTATTAAGTAATCCCTGCTTGCAACTAATACATCAAAATCATTTGAACCGATTTTGCACTTCGAAACTGATGTATAATTTGGGTTTTCGAATACATCACCTAATTCTCCTTGTTTCATAACAGCAATATCTAATAAACCTGTTAAAATAGGTTTATTATCATCCAGTATCCATTCTGTATTATATTTTTGAATAGCCTCAACTTCTGTTAATGTATTTTTATATAGGTTCTTTATATAGTCTTTAATATTATCGTCGTCAATATCGATATCATTAAACGCTTTTTTTATTTCTCTCATTTTTTCTGGTGATATGGGCAAATTATGTTTTACTTCTTCGAAATATCTATATTCACCTTTGTATAAAACAGTTTCTCTTTGTAGTTCATATTTTGAATTAATAATCATATCTAAACATAATAAATGTATATCAAAAACTCTGCTTGATACACCTTTTTCCATTATGCTATATCTTCTTAAAAATATATGAGGTATTTGCCCGCCGTTTCTTTTTAAGTCAGATGGATTAATAAATGTAATTCCCAATATCTGAAATATTAGCGTATTTGACAATGATATAAGTTTTGTATAAATTTCTTCAGTATATTTAAATTCTAAATAATCTATAACCATTTCATAACTTTTCCATATTTTATTTCTTATATATAATTCATCGTAACCTTCGATTGGACCGGATTTGTCTATTATAATCAGTTTAGTGTCTATATCAGGTGTAAATTTTCTATATTTTTCAATAACATTATGATTATATGCTTCACCGCCTGAAATAACTAGTATTCCGAATTTTTGAAGTTCTTCATTTAACATATGTATACATTGATATATATAAGGTCTCATAACCTGAGTTATCATACCTAATATAAAATTATTGTTATTAGTGTCTATCTTTTCCAAAATTTCGTTTTCAACACTCTCCCTTTTTGAAATATCAAGACGGACACAACTTATATAATCATCGCAATGCTTCTCTTCTTTGTTTTCCTGTGTATTTTTTAATTTTTCATATTCATTTAATAATAACATTCTAAACTGTCCTGGAACGTCGTATGATGTATTATTAAAATATATTTTTTTATAATAATCTTTAAAATAATCTTTGAAATAATTATTTCTATCATAAAAATTATCTAATAATTTTAAAGGAGTTTCGTGTTTATATACAAATATATTAGTGAATTGTATTTTATCTTGTATTTTGTTTTCTTTTAGCCCGATATTTTCTGAATGACATAACATAACTTGTTCTTGATCGTTTGGAAAATACCAGCCATCTATATATCCAATATTAAATAAATTATTACATGCGCATAATAATTGGGCAATTATATAATCTTGACTTGTAAATGGTAATAAATTTAATTTAAATTTATCTATGATTTTATAAAAAGAACTCTTATCTTTGATTTCAATCAGGTTTAAATCTTTTTTCAGTTTATATTCATAAATATACGGATAATAATTGTCATTTTCCTTATTATCAATGTTAGAATTAATTATTTCATCTATTATATGTAATTCTGATTGTTCAAAATCTGTAGAAAACCAGTTAGAAATTCGAGATGGTACATATTCTGTATTTTCAAATAATTTGGTTGTTCCATGGTACAATCGTGTATTTTTACGTAATTTCATTTGATTTAAAATTATACTATTAATATACGGGTCGCGTTGTAAATTTCTTATTAAATTAGAAACACGAACAATTTCTTCTTGTGATATAACTGTTTTTGTATCTGTGTATTTTTTTATATTTTGATATTGAGGTATTCTGTTAGTTTGTAAATATCTCGTCCAATTTTTTTGTCTTTTTTTTTGATTTTTGGTTTCTGTATCTGATACTAATTCATATTTTGCTTCAAATTTTTCTTCAATATATTTAATATTTATAACAGTATTTTCATAAGCTTCTTCTGAAAATCCGTATTTTTGCTGTATGTTTCTTAATATACGTTTCTTTTCTGTGAGATTTGGTTTTTTTGTTTGATTTAATTCTCTTAATTCAATTTCACTGTGTAAATGATATAGATACATAATTGTTTCATTTAAAAGAATTTTGTTTGTCTCTTCTTCTAAAATATTTTTATTTCCAAATGGTTTAGATAAATCATACATTTTTTTATTTAATAAATAAAAAATTAAAATTAATTAAATATTACATTTAACTTCTTTAACTCTTCCTCTTCTTTTTCTTTTTGATTTTGTAATATAGTATCTGGAATATTAGGAAAACACAAGTCAATTTCTAATTCGTCTAATTCTTTCAATAAATCATCTTCATCGTGTATATCCCCTAAAGGTTTTGATAAAACTGACGAAACTTCGTTTATATCTTGTATGTTTTCTTGTAAATCTTCCATTAATTTTTCTGTTTTTTCAACTTCTACATGATAATGTTGTACTGTATCTTTTACTACTGATAAAGAATTTATAACCTCTTTGTTTACAATACTCTGATATAATGTATTTAACTGAACTTCTATATTGTATTTTGTGTTAAAAATATTTTCTAATTGATTTTGATATATCTTTGCTTTTTTTAAAAAAAATAAACATTTAGACTTATTTTCATCTTTTGTTTTTTTAGCATTTGTTTTAAGACTTTTGATTTGTTTATTTAAATGTTCTTCGCGTTTTTCGAGTAATGTTATAGTTTCATTTAATTTTGAAATAGTGTCTTGAATATTTATGTTTTGTTTCTTTTTCTTCCCGAAAAGATTCATTTTTTATTATGTAAATATATATTTACATAATTCAATTTTATAATTCAATTTTATAATTTACTTAATCGTCTAATAATTCCTCTTGTTCTTCGATATTTTCAGTTGCTTCTACTTCATATTCTTCTTTTTCTTCTTTACTTAATTTATTCCAATTATTTAAAATTTCCGATTGTATCTTTTTTAATGACCATTCAGAATGTTCTTCTTCTAAAAATTCATTTTGTTCTTGTTCGAAAATTTTGAATCCAGGAGTTACCACAAAGTGTTTCTTTGTCTCTTTTACAGGTTTTTCTTTCTTTGTCTCTTTTACAGGTTTTTCTTTCTCTTTCTTTGTCTCTTTTACAGGTTTTTCTTTCTTTGTCTCTTTTACAGCTTTTTCTTTCTCTTTCTTTGTCTCTTTTACAGGTTTTTCTTTTCTTTTTGTTTCATTTGGTGAATGTTTAGATTTTTCATTGTCATATCTTTCTCTATCTAATTTTTGTTTTTCTACAAATGGTTTTTTTTCTTCATCGGATAATTGTTTCCATCTTTTACCTAACTCTGTTGTTATTTGTTTTCCTGAGAAAACAGGAAATTCTTTCTTGATGGCGTCTCTCGTTTCATTACAGAAATATAAATACGAGGTCAATGGTCTTTTGGGAGAACTAGAATTTTCGGTTTCAGGATTTTCAGGATTATATTGTTTGATTTCTTCTTCATATCTTTTTTTATCTTCTAAAGCCATTTTTTCGTATTTTTGTTTATCTTCATTATTTAGATTTCTCCATATAGCAGCTAATCTAGAAACAATTTGCGTTGTTGTTAAAGTTGGTTCTTCTGTTTTTAACTTTTCTCTATGTTCAGAACAGAAGAAGATATAACTTGTTCTCCATTTTTTAGGAGAATTTGGATCTTTTTTCTTAGAACTTTTAGAATCTCTAAAAATAGACAAAATTACCGCTTTTTTAGCCTTAACATTATCGATAAAATTTACGACATTGTCGGTTTCTTCGTAAGAAGCTGATAAAATTGATACTAATTGATTAAATAATTTATTATTTGACATACTTTTTCTTTTTAAAATATTATGAATTTATAAATTCAATTTTATATTTTCATTTTTCTTTTTAAACTGTAAATTAAACTTGAAATTAATATTAAAATAACAACAATACTTAAAGTTAAAACAACTTTATTAAACATATTACTATTTTTATAACCTTCTTTTGAAAAAACAAAAAAATTTTCTGTTATAGTGTCAAATAAATTTTTATTTTTATCAGAGCATATACCTCTTTCAACATCGCAAGTACCCGATTTTACACATACTCCCAAAGTTGGATTACTTCCATTCGGAACTTTTTGGCTACAACATTCATAACCTAATTCGCATATATGTCCTCTTTTGCAGTTACTTGTATCTTTGTGAAAACAACTATTCATTTTATTTTATATTATTATATATATCTTTTTTTGTCAGAGTTTTATCCATATTTATCTTAAAATCATATATATGATTTAAAAATTGTTTTACCAACGATTGCTGACCAATTAAATCAAAAAATGTCGGTTTTTCTTGAAATTTAAAATTTTTGACAATAGAATGAGGAAATAATTTTTTCATATTATCAGATGCATACCTATCATATAAAGTATCTCCAAAACATACAAGTTCTTGTATTGTATTTGGTGTTTCGTGTATAAAATATTCCGAAAGAAACTTTTCAAACATATTCTTTTTCCATTCAGAAGCCGGTCCTGTATTCATAGCTTCTTGAATAGTAGATTTTATAATAATCTTACTGAAATCTACATTTTTCATATTTTCACAGCATAATTGAATCCATTCTATACTTGCATTTGTTATAATAAATACTTTATTACTACGAATTAAAACTCCTTGTAATAAATCGTTTATACTATTTGTTAACAACTCATAATCTATATTTTTTTTATTTGAATTATATTCTGTAGTAGGAAACAACGTGTCATCAAAATCAAAAACTGTAATTATCATTTTATAATTATAGTTTAATTTTATAAATTTATATTACCCATCCAAGTCCTGGAACATTTTCAGGCTCGGAAGAATAAACAGTTCCTGCTATATTTTTACCTGTAATTAATGCATTTGGATTTTCTTCTTTATAATTATATTTTTCTTTTTTAAAAGTTTTTAGTAATGTTATAAATAATAATACGAACATAATAATCAAAAATATAATAGTTTTAAACAACATCAATAAAATTATTAAAAATATAAATAATACTATAAATTTATACTTTTCCATTTTTTATTTCTACAATAATAAAAAATGTTAAACAGATTTCCACCAAATAAAGCTGATCCGTTTATAAAAGTTCAGCTACGTCCGGCTGAAGAAATTTATGGTTTAATGGCTGGAAAACCACCACAACCTATTGATTGGAGAAATGCTAAACAATTAAAAAAAGGTGCAGAAGATATATTAGAACCTCAAAATCAAGGTCAATGTGGTTGTTGCTGGGCTATGTCTTCTACAACAACTTTAACAGATTTATTTAGAATATATAAAGGTATTAAAGGTTTGCATTTAGAAAGTTTATTAACTATGCAGTGTGCTAAAATACCTAATAATACAGGTTGTTGTGGAGGTTCTCCATATTATGCCGGATTATTTTTTAAAGATACTGGTTGTGTTCATGTTGATAAACCATATGATTATTCACAAGCTGGTAATGAATCACAAACGAATCCATATTGTGTTACATCTAATGTAGAAAGTTGTAATCAAATAATGAAAAATTTAAACATGGATAATAATAAAAATATATATAAAATAAAGGAAGTTCTTACAACAGTATGTGTTAAAAATAGTAATATTGATTCAGAAGCAACTTTATTCGCGATGAAAAATGCTTTAAACAAAGGTCCTATTACTGCTACATTTATAGTTTTTGATGATTTTATGAAAGTTAAGAACGAAGTGTATGTTTACGACGGACAATCTAATTTTGATGGATGTCATGCTGTTGAAATCGTAGGATGGGATATAGATTCAGAAAATAAAATGCCGTATTGGATTATAAAAAACAGTTGGGGAACTGAATTATTTGGTGATAAAGGATACTGTAAATTTGCAATGTACCCTTTTAATAAAGGTTTGTGTTTGGATGTTCCAGACTCTACATATTTCGATAAAATCGGTATTAAATCTTTATCTGAAGATGATACTGGGTTAGTAGACGACAAAGGAAATCCTATTTTTGGCGTTGGCGGTGGAATAGAATTTGTAATAGACGATGAAACAGGTGCTGATACCGGACATTCGTATGGAAACACTGATGGTAATCAAGATAATTCAGTTGTGGATAAACATACAAAAAAGAATTATTTAAAAATTATTTTAATAATATGTTTAATAATATTAATAGTATTAATTGGAATTTATTTTTTGAAAGCAGATAAAAAAAGAAAAAAAATTAAATCTTAAATAGAGAAATAATTTTTCTACTTTCTATATCTATTATACCAATACCTATAACACCTGTATTATTCAAAAAACTAATTATATCTGTTTTCAAAGATATTTCGGATATATTTTCCTGATAATATAAAAATTCTGAAAAATTTTTACAACTAAATTTATAGATAGGAAAATAATGATTGCTAAAACATAGTATAATACAGTAATAGCATTTTTTCTTTAAAATTTTATATAATAGAGCAGTTAATATTATAAAAATATAACTCAACATTTTTATAATATAAATCAAGTTTTTTTATTATCAACGCAAATTACAAATAAAGCAAAGTTTAAATGTAATAAAAAAATATTTATAAAGTTTATATAGGATTTTAAAAAACAAAGTATAGAACATATTAAACAAAAATACATATCATATTTAAACTTTTCAAAATACTCGTTTATAGTTTTAGGATGAATTAACACATAATTAAAATATAAAAAATTTAGCAAAGAAGAAAAAATAACTGAATATATATTCAATCTAAAAATATAAAAATATAATTCTCGAAAAATGAGTTCGCTAAAAAATATAAAAATTGCAATGTAAAAAACCGACATTATACATAACTTGTTAAAAAATAATAAATTGTTTATCAGTATAAAAAATAATAAATAACTAATATAATTATATTTCAATATATCATTCCCGTAAAATGATATTGAAATTACCGTCAAAACACTTTCTAATAACATTTTTATATACAATGATATATATACTATATTTCAATTTTATTTTTTAACTATATTTGTCGCTTTTACTATAGTATAATAATTTATACAAGATAATATAGGTAATATAAATATACTTCTTACGGTATAACTTGGTATTACGTTTATTATAAATAATCCTGAAATCATTCCTAACGTTGAAGCAAGTGTATTAATACTTGCAACTTTACAATATATTTCACCTATATTTTCTTTTGAAATTTTTTGAATATTATTTGCATTTACCGCGCCTATAGATACAAATGATATATTTTGAAACATATTTACTAATCCTAAAAATGGTAATACATAATCACTATTTTTTATAAGAACAGAAGAATTTTCTAAAAAATATGAAATCTGCTGTAATATAACACCTTTTTTTATATATTTTTCTGGATCTTTATCTACTTTCTTACCAGTTTTTAGAGAATATATCATACCGCCAAACTGACCTATTATATCTTTGCCTATATATGTTGTTGCGATAACATCTGAATACGAAGGTTTTATCATTATACTATTAAGCATACTAGTTGTTGCTATAACACTAGACATGCTATTTGAAAAACTATTTAGAGCCATCCATCTTATATATTTACTTGTTATATTATTTTTAAACATTTGTTAATTTTAAAACTTAATAATATGTATTTTCAATTTAACAAATGATATGTATAGTTTGCAACGAAGAATATTCTGATAATTATATATATTGGCAAATGACAACTTGTTGTTTTAGTTCAATATGTAAATTATGCGATATATTATTAATGGAATATAATATAAAAAAATGTCCCGTGTGTAGATTTTATTTAAATAAATCCCAGCATCAACGAAGATAAACCCATTAAAAATAATAAATAATTTTCAAACGATGGAAATACCTGAGGGGCCTTATCGTTCACAGTTTTTATATTACCTATTAATAAACCAACTATACCAATTATAGATAATAATGGTATAGCATATATTAATATTGTGTAAAAAGGTGATAAATTTTTATTAAATTTATACAATGCCATACTTGTAAAAGTTATATAAATGACTGCTGAAATAAATATTATAGATGCAAGTATATAATGATCTTTTCTATTATAAAAAGTTGTTACCCAAAATAAACTTGTTATGAAAGCGTACATAACTACTACTAAGAATAATCTGATGTATAAATAAGGTAATCCTCTGTAATAGTTAAGCAATAACAACAACGCTAAACCTGTTGTTAACATTAATACCATTGTAGGTTTATTACCAAAAGCAAGAGCCTGAGAAACTGTAAATATATTTTTGTCTATTTTCCCTTTTTCAAAACTAGTCATGTATGCTGCTAATAAAAACATCAACATAACAATAGAGACAGAAGAAACAGATAAAACACGTGATATTCCATTTGATTGTCTTGACATTTATTTATTAATTATATTTAAAAATATAAAACGACTGTTTTTGTATGATAAAATTATCATACAAAAACAGTCGTTTTATACATTAATAATTTACAAGTCTATATTAGATATAGATACATTACAATTTATTTCCCCGTAATACGAATTATACTTACTAATTTTATCTGAATAATTATAAACAAATGTTTTACCAAATACATTTCTTTTATATTCTCTTTGTTCTATATTGTTTACTAACATATTATATTCTTTCTCAACTATAGAATAATCTATAGTAGGTAATAATACAACTCCTTCCCATTTTTGTCGTTTTCCACTTAAATCTATATTTAAAATTTCAGGACAATATTCATTTAATCTAGTCTTAAGTATTACATCTAAAGGCTTAGGTAATAAATGTGCACTCTTTGGAGGAAGAACAGATAATAATTGAATAAAAGGTAAAGTGGGATATGTTTTTGTATATTCTATAAATTTAAAAGTTTTTAAATGTTTTGCTATTTCAATAGTAAAAGGAGCATAATGATATTTATATTTCCATTTCCAATCAGGGACACCGTATATATAATAAGAAAGAACCCATTGTAAACCTTCTAGATATTCATGGCAAACCTTTTCTATATTTTCAGAATTAAAACATTTTTTATGATAATCTTTTCTATAACCATTCATATCAACTTTTCCTTCTTCTGAATTTTTTTCTAAAATTTTGTCTGGAAAATATTTATTGTTATCTTTTAATTTATCTTCGAATACATCTTTTTCATATTGAGATAAAGTTGCTAAAAAAATCGCAAATACATTTTTCCTAAAATACAATTTATTTTTATAAATTTTTGTTAAATGCCCATATGATGCACCTATAATTTTATATATATCTATCATAAAATCTATACCACCTAAAATAATTTCTATACCAGGAATATTTGGTAAGAAATCATTACCAACAACAAAACACATAAAAATAAAATCGTATATTGCTATATCTGTATTAAAAGGTACCTTTTCTTCATCGTCCCATTTCAACATTTTTATCAGTTGAATTCTAATATTACCAATATTCAAAAGATAAAAACTAGGTTTTTCTGATTTTACTTCGTCTCTTAATATATACATATTTGGAAATTGTGTTCCCAAAGATAACATTATTAAATCGGCATCCATACCATGAATACAATAACTTTCATTTTTGACACCATATTTTCTAATATAGTTAATTAATTTATGTTCACCTTCTCCAGGAACTTTTTCATTCGAAAATACGACTTCTATATTGTTCCAATGTGTTGAAACCATTTTTCTTATATACCAGTCTATGTATTTTGATAGCATATCCATGAATTTAGTTCCAGGTGTTATACTATTTCTATCGAAAGTTCCATAAGGTGTTTCTTGTGCGCTAGAAAATCGTCTTTGTCTCATTTGTTTCTGCTTGCTATTAGGCGCAGGTCCGTCGACACAGAGAATAACACGTTTTTTAGGTTTCGCTATATTTATAATTTTATTTATACTTTCGCATATATGTTCGAAAGCTTCAGTTTGTTTTTCAAAAAAATTAATTCGTTCTGAGGGTGTATCGTCTAGTAATCTTTTATGTATCTTATATTCTCCGTATTTATAAACTTTTTGCGTTGCTTGATGAAATAATCCATTCATGTCAATCATTAGATTATCAATAGTAACATTATCTCGTTCTAATGGTTGATTATCATCGTTAATCACACTAATATTATTTGAAAAACGGTTTTTAAACCAGATAAAGAAATGTTTAATACCCATTTATTATGTTTTTATTTTTATCTTAAAACTTTATGTTAAAAATCATTTTTGTTTTAGTAATACAATATTTAAAGACTTGATTTTTTTTATAAAAATTATTACGTCCTGTATGAAAAAATCATACAGGACGTATAGTGAAGTGGTATCACAATGGTCTTATGAACCTTTATCCCCAGTTCGATCCTGGGTATGTCCATTTAAATATATTTTAAATTTAAAATATATTATTTTCTTGGTTTTTCTGATTGATTTTATTCCCATACTCATTCCGGAAATTCTATTGGAAAATAATATATAAAATTTTTAAATCTCTAATCTTTTTATTTAGACTTTCACCTCTAGTAAGAATAATTCCAATGTGTTTGAACTTCAATTCCGCTATTTATCATATCTATTAATGTTTCTCTGTCATTTGGAAGTTCATATTTGTCCTTCATCCGTATGTATATTACCTATATATTCCCAAAACAAATCATATAATGTTGTTTCCATAATATTTATAAAAATGAGTAATATAATATTAGATATTGACAATGTTGAAGATTTACCAGATTATAAATCTTGTAAATTTTGCAATGCTATACATCACAATTGTAATAGATGTCTAAAAAATACACATATATGTAATACTTGCGGTAAAATGACATATGAATGCAGTACTTGTTCTCTTGAATTTTTAAGTTTATCATCGTTAAAAAAACACGAAAAAATTGATAAAATATGTTCTAAAGCCAGAAAACTTTCATATATTTCCCTTGAAAATCAACTTGAAAAATTTATTAAAAAAAATTAAATTATTGTAAAAAAACATGTTTTAACGCATCTGAAACACTATATCTTAATACTATATTTCTTTCTATTAAACATGATAAAAAATCTTTAAAATCATATGACATATTTTCTTCTTCAAAATCTATTTCTTTTTCTAATATATCAGCTTTGTCTGTGAAATAATTAGTTTGTGTATATAAAGTGTATAACGTTACTCCTAAGGACCAGCAGTCTGTTTTGTATGATATTTTTTTATTTAAAATTTGTTCAGGACTACTGTATTCTATTGTATGTTTTTCTTCGAAATCTATTATAGATACTTTTTTCGTGGATTCATCATATATAAGATTTTCAGGTTTAATATCACCATGAATAATACCTTTTGAATGAATTTTCTTCAATATATTTAGTATTTGGATTGAAATGTCTTTAATATTTCTTTCTTTTAATTTTATATTTTTATTCATAATATATTCAAACATATCAATACCTTTCATTTTTGTCATTATTATATAATTTATTTTATAAGAAAAACTATAAGATAAAATTTTAGGAACATTTTCTATATCTTCCATACGTGTTAAATTTAAACTTTCTATTTTAGTATGTTTTTTATTTTTATAAATTTTAACTATCCAATCTATTTCGTTATTATTTAAAATAATATTATAAACTTGAGCGTATAATTTTTTAAGAATATAATTTTTATTTTCTA